GGTGCAGGCCGAGGTGGCCAGGGCCCTGGGGCGTTGGGAACCGCGGCTGAAGCTGGAGCGGGTCAAGGTTGTCGCCGTGATCGACGGCCAGGTCAGCTTGGCCCTGAGCGGCCGTTATCTGGGCGATGACGCCCTGGTGGAGGTGACTGTATGAGCCAGGTCGATCTGTCCAAACTGCCCGCACCGCAACTGCTCGAAGACCTTGATTTCGAGGTGCTCTACCAGGAAGACCTGACCAGCTTTCGCACTCAGATGGGCGACGGCTGGACCGCCAACCTGGAAAGCGACCCGGTGACCAAGCTGCTCGAAGTGGGCGCCTACCGCAAGCTGCTCAACCGGGCGCGCATCAACGACGCGGCCAAGGCGCTGCTGCTGGCCTACGCCCAAGGCAGCGACCTCGACCAACTCGCGGCCAACGTCAGCCTGCAGCGCCTGGTGATCCAGGCCGCCGACCCGAGCACGATCCCTCCGACCGAGGCTGTGCTCGAATCCGACGACGCCCTGCGCGAACGCGTGCAGCTGGTCTACGAAGGCCTGACCACCGCCGGCCCGCGCAACAGCTACATCCTGCATGCCCGCAACGCTTCGGGGCGGGTCGCCGACGCGACCGCCGAAAGCCCGTCGCCGGCCGTGGTGGACGTCACCGTGCTGAGCCTGGACAACGATGGCGTGGCCAGCCCCGAGCTGCTGGCCCAGGTCAAGGCCTACCTCAACGACGATGACATCCGCCCGTCGCCGACCGGGTCAACGTGCGCAGCGCCGAGGTGTTGCCGTACCGCGTCGAGGCGGTGCTGCACATGGCCGACAACGGCCCGGAATTCGAGGCGATCCTCAGCGAATGCCGACGCCGTCTCCAGGCCTGGGTCAATCCGCGTCGACGCCTGGGTGTCGAGGTCGCCCGTTCGGGGATCGACGCGCAACTGCATATCGACGGCGTGAGCCGCGTCGAGCTGGTCGGTTGGAGCGATATCCGCCCGAGCAAGGCCCAGGCGGCCTGGTGCACCGAAATCGAACTGCGGCGGGGTGGCTGATATGCAGAGTCTTCTGCCGCTCAACCGCACTCCGCTGGAGCTGGCCATCGAGGTGGCCGCCGACGAAGACCTCAAGGCCGCCTTGCGCACTCTCTATAACCCCGACAGCTGCCCGGCGCACCTGCTTTACCAACTGGCCTGGGCCTGGTCGGTGGACCGCTGGGACGACAGCTGGAGCGAGGCGATCAAGCGCTCGGTGATCCGCTCGGCGTTCTTCGTCCACGCCCACAAGGGCACCCTCGGCGCTTGCGGCGGGTGGTCGAGCCGTTCGGCTACCTGATCGAGGTGCAGGAGTGGTGGCAGACCCAGCCGGCTGGGGTGCCGGGGACCTTTGCGCTGAAGGTCGGGGTGACCGACACCGGCATCAGCGAAGAAACCTACAACGAACTGTCGTCGCTGATCGACGACGCCCGGCCGGTCAGCCGCCACATGACGGGGCTGGCGATCAGTCTCGAAAGCCGTGGCGCCCTCTACTTCGGCTGCACGCTGCAGGACGGCGATGAACTCGACGTCTACCCGCCGGCATCGCCTGACCTGATCGTCAGTGGCGCCATCGGCGCGGCGGCCGGGAACACACAATCGATACCTTGGACATTGCACATGGTTGACCAGAATTCCCAGTTCTACGCCATCCTCACCAACGTGGGCGCGGCGAAACAGGCCAACGCGGATGCCTTGGGCATCCCGTGGAAAATCACCCAGATGGGCGTGGGCGACGCCAACGGCGCCGACCCCCACCCCCAACGCCACCCAGACCAGCCTGATCAATGAATGGCGCCGCGCGCCGCTGAACCAGCTGAAGGTGGACGACAAGAACAGCGCGATCATCGTCGCCGAGCAGGTCATCCCGGCGGATGTCGGCGGCAAGTGGATCCGCGAGATCGCGTTGTACGACGCCGATGGCGACATGGTCGCCGTGGCCAACTGCGCGCCTACTTACAAACCGTTGCTCAGCCAGGGCTCGGGGCGTACCCAGGTGGTGCGCATGAACTTGATTGTCAGCAGTGCTAGTAATGTGCAGTTGAAGATTGATCCGGCGGTGGTGCTTGCCACCCGTGAATGGGTCACCGAGGAGCTGGCGCGGCAGGACTTCAAGCATTCGGTGCAGGTCGCGACCACTGCTGCCATTAACCTGAGCGGGCTGCAGAGCATCGATGGGGTTGCATTGCAGGCGGGGACCCGAGTGCTGGTCAAGGACCAGGCGGCAGCCAAGGACAATGGACTATATTTGGCGGCAGCAGGAGCATGGCCACGTTCGACCGATGCGAACGTCGACTTGAAGGTTACGCCGGGACTGTTGGTTCTGGTTGAGCGTGGACTGGTTAATGCTGGTAGTGCTTGGGAGCTGATCAGCGATGGACCGATCACGGTGGGGGTCTCGCCACAGCGCTACGAGATGGCGTTCGGTCGCACAGGTGTGCAGGAAGGGGGTTATCGTAGTGTGTCTGTTGATAAGTACGGGCGAGTCATCGCTGGCACTAATCCCAGAACAGTATCGGATTACGGTTTGATTGATGTATATACCATTCCTCAAATTGATCACGCGCTTGCGTTGAAGGCACCTCTTGGAAACCCCGTGTTTACAGGTGAGCCAAAGGCCCCAACGCCACCTCGATTTAGCGCTAATAAGCTGTTGGCAACTACTGATTTTGTCCAGGCTCGCGGTCACCAATACAATGGGTTTTGGCCGTTCAATGGTACTAGTGTAATAGCAGGGAATATTGATCATATTGGTGGAGTAGTACTTTTTTGGGGGGCAGGGCTCCAGGGCTATAAGGTTCCAGATTCTTCATTGACGGGCGCTGTTACTGGATCAGCTATCAGGGTATATAACTGGAGTAATCAGCCACTCCCTATATCCCCTCAGGGCCAAGATCTCTTCCAGGAAACCATGATGGGGGGGTGGACTGCACAGACTCGTGTCATTCCAGCGGATACATACGTAGATCTTACGCTGCTTCCTGCCAAAGGCTGGCTTATGTCAGGAACGGGTGTCGAACATCTGCGTCTGCCATGGGCTAAATCTGTAGGTACTACCGGTTACTATCGCATGCCTAATGGATTGATTGAACAATGGGGCTATCGATTCCTTGAAACCGGTGCTAGTTCATTACCAATCGATACAGTTTTCCCAGTCGCATATCCTACTGCCTGTTTAAGCCTGGTCGTCACCACCGGTGTTGCTATAGAAGACTATGACTGGCATTCCACTTATCGCTTATCCCGCCAAGAAATAAGCCACGCCCGTCCGACACTGACAGGATTTGAAGGGCAGATTTTCATCGATAACCTTGTTGGCAATTCACGCTCAATTTTCTGGCGGGCTCTTGGTTATTAAGTGGGTGTGTGTTCACTTTCTTGATGGTTATTTACTATGACTATTTTTTCCAGTGCCGAAAAACGTTGCTTCTTTAGCGACGAGCTCTCCCTGTCTATCCCAGCAGATGCCCAAGAAATTCCTGATGAGTATCATCAGGCGCTATTGAAAGGGCAGAGCGAAGGTAAATTTATCGATTTTTCCGAATATCCGCCACGCCTTGTGGAAGTGTTGGGGAAGTGGCTCAGTGCAGCTGAGCTTGCGCGACTCATTGATGATAAGGTCGCGGTCTCCTACATGTCATGGGTGCGGTTCGAACCCGAATATACTGCACGTGAACAAGCAGCAAAAACATTCCAGCGCGCGGGGTTCCAAGGAGATCCAGGCAGTTGGATCATACGCTATGCCGAAACGGCAAGTATTAGCCATGAAGACGCTGCTACTTTGATTATAGCAAAGTCCAAACAGCGTGAGGCGGCTTTGGAAACCTTGGCAGGTTGTCGTCTACAAAAGCATGAGTTGATGTCCCTGCAGGGAGAAGAGTGTCAGGAACGTTATGAGGAAATAATGAAAATTATTGAGAAGACCAATGCGGTGCTGGAGTCGTTTGATAGCTTGTCTTAACTCCCTTCCGACGTCACGCCTCTGCTACATCTGAAATATAAATGCCCAGGCCCCGCACCCGCGGGGCTTTTTCATATCTGAACCTGGAGTAAACCTACATGAGTGGATTCTTCCACGGCGTAACCGTAACCAACGTCGACACCGGCGCCCGCAGCATCGCGCTGCCGTCGTCCTCGATCATCGGCCTGGTCGACACTTTCACCGAAGGCCCGGGCGTCACCGCCAAGGCCAATGACCTGGTGCTGATCACCAGCGAGCGCGAAGCGGTCGCGGCGTTCGGCCAGGATGCGGCGATCACCAAGGCCTGCCGCGCCATCTACAGCCGTGCCAAGGCGGTTATCGTCGCCTGCGGCGTGGCCAAGCTCGAAGACGCCGCCGAGCAGACCTCGGCGATCATCGGCAACGTGCTGGCCGACGGCAAGCGCACCGGCCTGCAGGCGCTGCTCGACGGCAAGAGCCGTTTCAACGCCCAGCCGCGCCTGCTGGTCACTCCCAAGCACAGCTCCACCCAAGCCGTCGGTACCGCCTTGGTAGCCCTGGCCGACAAACTGCGCGCCATTGCCATCATCGACGGCCCCAACACCACCGACGAAGCGGCCATCGCCTACACCAAGAATTTCGGGGCCAAGCGCGCCTTCCTGGTCGATCCGGGCGTGCGCTACTGGGACAACGCCGCAGAGGCCACAGTCGACGCGCCGGGTTCGGCCTGGGTCGCCGGCCTGTTCGCCTACACCGACCGTGAGTACGGCTTCTGGGCCTCGCCGTCGAACAAGGAGTTCGTCGGCATCACCGGCACCACCCGCGCCGTGGAGTTCCTCGATGGCGACGACACCTGCCGCGCCAACCTGCTGAACAACGCCAACATCGCCACCATCATCCGCGACGACGGCTTCCGCCTGTGGGGCAACCGCACCCTGTCGAGCGACCCGAAATGGGCCTTCGTCACCCGCGTGCGCACCATGGACATCGTCATGGACGCGATCCTCTACGGCCACAAGTGGGCGGTCGACCGTTCCATCACCGCCACCTACGTCAAGGACGTCACCGAGGGCCTGCAGGCCTTCATGCGCGATCTGAAGAACCAGGGCGCGATCATCAACTTCGAGGTCTTCGCCGATCCGGAGCTGAACACCGCCAGCCAGCTGGAGCAGGGCAAGGTGTACTGGAACATCCGCTTCACCGATGTGCCGCCTGCCGAAAACCCCAATTTCCGCGTCGAAGTCACCAACCAGTGGCTGACCGAAGTCCTCGATTCCGCCGCTTAAGGAGCGCACCTACATGGCAATGATTCCCGAAACACTGGCCAACCTGAACCTGTTCGTCGATGGCGTCAGCTTCCAGGGCGACGTGCCCAGCCTGACCCTGCCCAAGCTCACCCTGAAGATGGAAGAGCACCGCCCCGGCGGCATGGACATGCCGGTCGAGATGGACCAGGGCATGGAGAAGCAGGAAGCCGCCTTCACCACCACCGGCGTGCGCCGCGAGTCGCTGAAGTTCTTCGGCCTGGCCGACGGCACCGCCTTCAACGGCACCTTCCGCGGCGCCTTCAAGGGCCTCAAAGGCAAGATCAACCCGGTCATCGTCACTCTGCGCGGTTCGCTGAAAGAGATCGACATGGGTGACTGGAAGTCCGGCGACAAGGCCGAGATCAAGCACAGCGTCGCCGTCACCTACTACAAGCTCGAAGTCGATGGCCGCCTGGTCTACGAAATCGACGCCCTGGGCATGAAACGGGTGATCGACGGTGTCGACCAACTGGCCGCCCAGCGCGCCGCCCTGGGTCTTTAAGGAGAACGTTCGATGGCTCAAGCGAAGAAACTGCCGCAATGGCTGACCGTCAACGCCGAGCGCGTGACCGTGCGCCTGTCGCGCCCCAGTGAAGCCAATGGCGTGCAGGTCGACAGCCTGTCGCTACGCGCACCGACCGTGCGTGACATCCGCAATGCCCAGGCCGGTGGCGCAGTTGACGACGAGCAGCGCGAACTGAACCTGTTCGCCTCGCTCGCCGAAGTCGGCATCAAGGACCTCGAAGGCCTGGCCCTGAAGGACTACAGCCGCCTGCAGACCGGCTATTTTCGCCTGGTGCAGGACGACGAGGTTTGACCCTGCCCGGCAGAAGGCCGCCGCCAGGCGGCTGGCCAAGGAGCTGAACTTTTCCGCCAGTGAGATCATGACCATGTCGTTCAGCGACATGGTCTGGTGGCTGGCGGAATGACAAGGAGGAACCCATGGCGAACACACAGGTGTTCACCCTCGGGCTCGGCGTCAGCGCCGACAGGCCGTTGGGCGCCGCGTTCGATAAGCTCCGTCAGCGCATCGGACACGTGCGCAAGGAGGCGGATGGCACCCGCCTGGGACGGCTCATCGCTGAGGTGATCCGTCTGGGGGTGGAGCTGGACAAGGTGGGACAGGTCGGCAGGAGGCTGGCCAATGAACAGGCAGGAAGCCATGACGTGCAGGTCGAGCGCCTTCGTGATGAAAGCGCTTGTGTCGCTGATCTGCAGCTGGCTTATGCCCGGCTCGGGCAGGTGATCGCGGGGTTACCGCGACTCAAACCGTTGCCCGTTCGTACCGTCTGGCACCCACCTTTGCTGCTGCCGGCGGCGAACGGCAAGACAACTGCTGAGACGCCGGTCAAACCGACGACACCGACCAAACCTGCACCCACGTCTCGTACTCCCGGCGAGAAAACCAAAATCGTCATGGCAAGCCTGGGTGGGCTTGCCGCAGGGGGGATTGCGGCATACAAGGCCAGTCGCCGTCTGTCTCCCGAAGAGCGGCAGCGGGCTGTCAAGGCGGTCAACAGCAAGACCGAGATGGGCGCTGTTACAGCGATGCTGAAGGGCAGCGAGGCAATAGTGACCGGCGAGGATGGCCGGGCGAAGGCCAAGGGCGTCGGTGCTGCCATCGCTGAGCTGGCCGGCAATCTCCTTGGTGCGGCCCTTGGGGCAGCGAAGGGCGGTGCGAGGGGCGGCAAGCGTGGTGAGGAGTACGGCAGTCTGTTTGGTGCTTACCTGGGCGAGAAGCTCGGTGGTCGCGCTGGCGAAGGGCTGTACGACTTCTTCAGCGACAGCAGTGATGAAAAGGGCAGGACACCCGAGGCATCTGCGGATCGTTCTGCCAAGCGCAAACGCCGCTCCAGCTGGCCGGGCCCTCGCTCAGCCTGTTCGAGGCACAGGCTGACGCAGGGACTCTACCGATCTTGGGCAGCGCCTTTGGCGAGCTTGGGGTCGGCGCCATGCTGGCAGGGCAACGCTTGCTGGCTCTGGGCGACGCAACCCTGCCTGGCGCACAGGTCCCCATAGCAAATGCACCCGTGCAGACATCTGCCAGTGCGTTGCTGAAGGCCGTGGCGGACAAGCCACCGGCAGTACCCGCTTCAACGCCAGCCACACCTTCCCCGCCGGCAGCCGACGCTCCCAAGGGAGTACTTGCCAAGATGGGCGGTGCCGTCAAATCGCTCGGCAAGCCAGCGGTGCTTGGCGCCGTGGGTAAAGGCCTGGAGACATTCACCAGTGACAAGTCCGAGAGCGAGAAGGCCGAAGGCTACGGCAATGCTGTAGGCGGTCTGGTCGGTACGCTGGTTGGCGGTGCTTTGGGCTCGGTCGTGCCGGGCCTGGGAACTGTCGTCGGTTCCACGGTTGGCGGCATGGTGGGGGAGGCGGTTGGTGGCTGGGTCGGTAAAACCTGGTTCGGTGTTGACAAGGAGGGTGCCAAGCCGGTCGCCGGAAAGGTGGGGGCATCCGCAACGCCTGCTGCCGAGGGTGATCCGGGGGGCGCGATGCCCGCAAGCAACAAGATTGCCGAGGCAAGCGAACCTGCCAAGGAGGGCGCGCAAGCTTCCCAAACGGCTCAACCTACAGCAGACGCAGCCTCAGCACCGGAACCCAAGGGCGTTGGCGCGGCGATGAAGGTCCTGGCCAAGCCTGCGGTACTGAAAGCGACTCGGCAAGGGCTGGAAACCTTCACCAGCGACAAGCCCGATGGCGAAAAAGCCGAAGGCTATGGCAGTGCCGTCGGTGGGTTGGTCGGGACGCTGGTCGGCGGTGCCATCGGCTCTGTCGTGCCGGTGGTCGGCACCACCTTCGGTGCCGCACTTGGTGGGATGGTAGGTGATCAGCTTGGCGGTTGGCTGGGCAAGACCTGGTTTGGCGGCAAGGATCAGCCGGTCAAAGGAGAGGCTGCAGCCAAGGCCGGCGAGGCTATGTCCGCTGCGCCCAAGGACCCGCTCGAACAGAAGGCCGTACCCGGTGATGTGGTGCGCTCGATAAACAGTCAGGCGACACCTGCCCAGGGGCCGCCTGCCGTTGCATCGACACCTGCGGCCACACCGCCGGCACCCGTCTACAACCAGCAGTTCACGTTCACCTCGAACATGCCCGTCAGTGTCACCAATAGCCTCGACGACCCAGGCACGCTTGCGCAACTGGAGGCCATCGCCCGTCGTCAGCTGGAAGAGCTGATGCGTCAGGCCCGTTCGGCGCAGTTGGCCGACACCCCACACATCGCACTTTAAGGAGGATACATGACCTACATGGAGCAGCTGCAAGCCACGCTGCACGCCCTGGTCAAGGCGGGAGAGGCAGGGCGTCGGCGTGCCGACGCCATGCTCGATCCGATGAACGACGCGATCGGCCATATACAAGGCGCCGTGGGTGAACTGGAAGGTTTGCCGGTGGTTGGTCCGGTCATCGGCGCCAAGTTGCAACGCACGATGCGTGCAATCAGCAATGCCCAGGCCCGGGTCGCCAAGGTAGTGGCCAAGTACGACCAGGCGGTGGCGGTGGTACGTCAGGTGCGTGATCGCATCGACGGCTTCGCCGCCCATGCCGCCAAGGCCGGGGCAGCGATACGCCGTGTGGTGGGAGAGGTGCGTTCGACCGTCAACGGCATGCTGTCGACGCTGGGCTTCGCGCCCGAGGCGACGCCAGCGGCCGAAGCTGTCAAGCCATTCCCCCACCTGTTGGTGATGCAACCACTCAAGGCCGGTTCAGCGCCGTACTACTTCAACCTCGACACCGCCGCCTTCGACCAGTTGCGCCGGCAGACTCGTTTCCGTTGGGCCGGCCAGGAGCGGCTGAGCCGCGACACCGCGCAGCAGGCGGTGAGCCTGGGTGAAGAGACCATCAGCATTCGAGGGGCGATCTTCCCCGGTTTCAAGGGTGGCCTTGGCCAGTTGCAGACACTGCGCAGCATTGGCCGCCAGTTGCTGCCACTGTCGTTGACCACTGGCTACGGCGAGGTGCTCGGTACCTGGTGCCTGACCAGCATCGAGGAAGAGCAGAGTGTCCTGCTGGCTGGCGGCATTCCGCGCAAACAAGGATTTTCACTGGAGTTCGTGAGCTATGGCCAAGACCTGCACAACGTCTGAGGGCGACCTGCTCGATACGCTCTGCCAGCACTATTACGGCCATCTTTCCGGCACGGTCGAGGCCGTGCTGGATGCCAACCAGGGGCTGGCGGATGAGGCGCAGCCGTTTCGCGCCGGGGTGAGGATCCTGTTGCCGGAACTGCCGATGACGACGAGCGAAACCTTGCAACTGTGGGACTGACATCGGAGCCTCAATCGTGCAACCCCAATTCCGTATCACCGCCGACGGCAATGACATCACCAACCTGATCAACGACCGTCTGCTGCTGCTGCGCACCACTGATAAACCTGGCCTCGAGTCGGACGAATTCGAACTGCGCATCGATGCCCGTGACGGCAACGTGGCGCTGCCGGCCAGGGGCGCGCTGCTGGAGGTGCACATGGGCTACGCCGGCCAGCCTTTGAGCCGCCTGGGTCGCTACACCGTCGATGAGGTCGAGCTGTCGGGCCCGCCAGACACCCTGGTGATCCGCGGCAAGGCCAGCGACCTGCGTGGCAGCGGCAAGACCATCCGCAGCGGCAGTTGGGAGAATACGACGCTGCAGGGCATCGTCGCCGAGATCGGTGCCCGCAACGGTTGGCAGGCGGTGTGCCCGGTGGCCGTGCAGGTGCCGCGGATCGACCAGTACAGCGAGTCGGACTTCAACTTTGTCACCCGCCTGGCGCGCTGCACGACTGCACCGCCAAGCTCGCTAACGGGCAGCTGCTGGTGCTGCCGCGCCAGGGTGGACATAGCGCCAGCGGCAAGCCGCTGGACGTGGTGGGCATTACACGCAACCAGGTCAGCCAGTGGCAGTTCCGCCTGGCCGACAAGAGCACCCACAAGGCCGTCAGGACCCGCCACCAGGACAGCGCCAGCGGGCGCCTGCAGGCGGTGGAGCTGGTCAATGGCGA